GCCATCCAAGCTGCAAGGTGCCAATGGCCCCTCACGTGGCAATTATTGGATATTTCTACCCAAGCTGAGAGCCCTTTCTCGGAGCGCGGAGCCTCGTGCGAAATGTATGCTGGCGTGACATCGTAGCCACGGTAAGCATCCATCCCACAGCTCTCTCGGAAGAATCCATTCACATGGGTCTTCTTTGAGTTTATCCTTAGACCAAGATGGTCCAGGAGCAGGCTCATAAGTGGTACTACATCTACGGGGACAATCATGTCGTCTCCGTAGATCCTGATCTTGCGTGCGTCCCTCTTTAGTCTCTGTGTAGATAGAGACCAGAACCTCTTGTCGAGGTTCCTCTGTACAAGATATGCAGCGAGAGCTACATTCGCGTACAGCAAGGTCTGCACTGGGAACGTCGTGGCGTTGCCTTGAGGGGCATACTTCCGAATCTCCTGAGAACCCTTCAACACATGCTTGTCGTAGACACGATTGCTACGCAAGGTGAGAAGGAGTTTCAGAAGATCCTGCCTACCATGAAAGAGTGATTCGACCGCCCAAAGGGACATCCGGTCGGATGCCGAACTAAGGTCAATCGTTGCACTCTCACCATCTTCCGAAGCTTTTCTAGCTGCTTCGCGGGATGGCTCCTGATCACGAAAGGCGACCATAACGCTGTGGATCGGGTGTAAGTTCGCCCGTAACCACTTGAGCAATGCCTGTTGCAGGTATTGCCCAACCACCGGTTCTGACGCAATAAGTCTCGGCTTCTCGATCGTCTTCGCCACTGCAATTAGGTTTGCAGGAGGCTTATACTTTCGATGGACGAGACTTGACCGCAAACCTGCGGTCACGTCGTATACCCATGTCCTATAGTTAACCGAGCAAAAGTGAGACTCGGGAAAGGACTCCTGCACGACTGCAGGATATGACGGGAAGGTGTACTTATCCTTCCTATCGTAGGGTAGGTCAGAAACGGCACCAGGACCATGTCCGGGTATTAGCTCTTCGACTTTCAGGAGTCCAGTCGGTGCGAACCTTCTGGAAACCTTATCCAAACAGACTACAAGTCGCTTCAGCACAGACAGATCGTCTGACTTTAGTGACTCTGAGAATGTGCCACTGCGTGGCTCAAACATCAAGTCTGTGTCGATAGAGCGCGACGTCCGCATTTGGGCTTCGATATCCCAAAACTCACGGACGGCGTCGACCACGACCTCTTCGGGGCACTCAGCTAGAAATCTCTTACGGTGTAAGAGTAGCTGGCGTGCCATGAGGACTTTTGTTGGGTCGAGTACCCATTCACTAGTAGTAGCCGTGGAAACAAAGTTGCCCGATTCCCAGAAGAGGGAATCAAGAACCGGGATCACTCCCGATTCAAGGTCAACTTCAGATCCATCGAGCTCCAACGGGGGCCATTGTTTCAGAGATGATGGCTCCGTAGAAAGGAGTTTGTCGAACCACTTCCCGATCTTTGGGAGTTGGACCACTGCGAAGATATGGAAATCTTCCACAGTGTACTTACTACCTTCCGAACCGCACGATGCGGAGCGGAACTCGTCCTCTAAGTTAGAGGCAGCAATAGGGTCTGCACTCGCCACATCTCGGCACATAGCCAAGAGCGCACCGAGTGCTTCCCCATTCAGGTTCTTTGACTTCATAGAAGGATTCCTTCTGTGTTGCCTTAGAACCCTTTCACTCAGGCACGAGTGCCTGTCCAGTGAAGATGCCAAGGAGGACAATCGCGGCAATAAGCGAGAGCTTAAGTGCCTTAACTGCCCTACTTTCCCCAGCCTTCGGAAGTAAGAAGGCTATTGACCAGTTCCCCATGATTAGGGGTTCCGGTTAAGGAAAGCTTTGAGGACCGTGTTGGTCGCCGCCTCGAGCATGGCGGAAAGACCATCATAGAGGTCCTCAAGGTCGGCGGACACCTGGGCGGCGCCGACAGTCTTGGCGACCATCCAGAGCGAATCCGTACGTGCGATCTCCCCAGCAGTGATGAACTGCCGGTTAACCCGCATGTGATGAGATTCGACGGTGGATGTCCCCGTAGGGATCGAGTGGTTCACGAGAAGTTGAACCCGCTCGTCTCCAGCGGCATTCGGCGAGAAGTATTCCGCCGAATAGTTATCCTGATTGATGCGGGGCAGTGTATACACGACCCCGTCAATGGTCAGGGAAAGAGGTTCACTCAGCATATCGGTACTCCTGTTTTGATGCTGGTGTCTGTCAACAACAGACCCAGCTCAGGAATCCGATGTGTGACGATGATGTAGATCCTATGGTAGGATCTGGTGAATCGCAACATCTCTTTTGGAAGGAGAATGTCACTTTGGGCCCGGTCAATTGTAAGAGCGACCGGACACCACAAGAGCTGCCACGTTGGCAGCCTGGGATGCCGAAAGTATCGGCGCCAACGCAATCTCTAGCGTTGGAGACAGGTAATTCCACCTGTTCTTTTCGACAAAGATCAGCTTCCCGCGGGCGAATGACTTCGCAGTCACTCCTCCGTTGGAGGTGAAGCCGTACGGATGCTGGGTGTTGATAATCTTCGCCGTGCACATCAGGTTCAACCTGGTGATGTTAAATGGGGAGTTATTGCCCCACACTGCGAGGATATCACCTACATCCGCAAAGTAGTCGAAAAGCCAGCTCCATGGAGTTGCCTCCCAGAGCGTGTCGACCGAGAAGGGAGTATACAAGCCTAGCGGATCTTCAACCGCCATGGCAAGTGTATCCTTTAGGTCGAACAGAGGGTTGATTGAGGCACTATACCACGCCTTAGATGATGTGGTACAGTAACTCTTGTACTTAACCACTTTATCCGGACACGACCGTGAACGGTTAAGTGGAAAGGTACCGATAAAGGTAGCCCCGTTAGAAAGGGATCCCCTTATCTTACCCGTCTTGTGGGCCTTCTTCATCCTGGCTATTCTATTGGCGATACCTCTTTGGAGGTTCATCAATGAGAATAGGTCACTCACAATGGGAGCGATCCCAAAGGAGTTCGTGAGCCAGGTGTCAGCTACCCCTCTTGCAATCCCGCGTTCGAACGCGTTATGCAAGATACGTGGTAGATCCCGGAGTTCAGCTATAGATACTGGCAAGTTGACCAGTGGCTGAGTTCCCTGGATAGCCCGAATTGCTTCGTTCTTCCAGTGAGCAACGGGATACGACCAGGAACCAAGACTTCCATGACTCATAGCCATGGGAATCCGGCGGTTCCTAAATCGCTTCCAGTCCGCGCCAACTTTGATATCGATATCATAGCTAGCACGGCCAGGCTGACCGATAGTCCTCTTCACTAGAAGAGGTCCATCAACGACGAAGGGAGGAGAGTGAACCTCATCCGTACAGCTATCTACAGCAGATACACTGTTTGGAACGGTCACGTAGACGCTGCTACCAAGGTCTTTGCGGTAGGAGTGCCCAATACGATAGTGTGTACGGGTACGAATCCTAGGCATAACAGACCCCATAGGTTAAAGCAGCTTCTAGCATGCGTAGAACGCATCCTCCTTCTCTGCAGCTAAGAAGATGGTAGAAAAGCTCGCGAGTCGTGGACATGGCCACAAGAGATATGGCCATTATGACCGAGGTGGCAAGAACCACCACGATCAACCACAACACAAAAGCCCATCTTTCCATGATTTGCTCTGCAGAAAATGAACCCCATTCCCTCACGAAGGGTGGCCGGTCGGCCAGGGATTCATGACGACTGAACGGCGCAGTCTCGCCGGTTGTGGGCCCCGAAGAGGGGCCC